CGCAGCTGACCCCCGAAGTGCGCGGCGAGATCGCCGCCAACGCGCCCAACCTCACCGCCGAGCAGCGCATCGCCCTGGCGCGAGAGAGCACCCCGGAAGCCCGAGGCCGAGTGGCCTGCTACGCCGAGGGGTTGTCGGGAGCACAGCGAGTCGCGCTGGCCAATGAGTCGACGCCGGAGTGGCGCGGCCGCGTGGCCAAGCAGTCGAGGGGCCTGACGCTCGACCAGCGGCTCGATCTCGCGAAGGACGCGGGCCCCAGCAACGACCAGCCGTGCTGCATCGGCTTCGGCACCACGTCCGACATCAAGCCGCCGTCCCCGCCGCCGCGTGCTCCTGGCACGCCGGCGAACCTGCCGCGCTCCGACCAGGGCCCGGCGCCGTTCCGCCTCAAGTAGCACCGCCGCACCGAGCACGCACCCGCCGCACCTCGAGGTCACCGATGGGCAACAACCTCGCCGACGCAGCCAAGGCCGCAGGCACCGAGCCGAGCGTGCCGTACTGCGGGATCTGCGGCATCCCCCTCAACGCAGGGATCCCGCACAAGCACGGCGCCAGCAACGAGCCGTCGCTGTCTCCCGGCGAGGCGAGCCAGCCGCACCCGAACGCCGCGCCGTTCAAGGTCAGCAGCAAGTAGTACGAGTAGCACAGAGCACCGTAGCACGAGGAACCTCCGCCCCGAGGAGTCCCGAGCGACACCGCAGATTCCCCACGGCCGGCACGCCGGCCACGCCAAGAGGTACACGATGGCCGAGACCAGCACGGAGCGCTGCCCCACCGGAATCTGCCCCAAGGGCGACTGCCGCTGCGGCGGCAAGCAGGCGAAGGACCCGGTCCCCGACACCACCAGGACCACGCCCGAGGCGCTGCCCAAGCACACCGCCACCGCGCCGTTCGGCATCAAGGGCACGAAGTAGCGCACCGCTGCACCGACCGGCCCGCTGTACGCGTGCCCCGGCGCCACGGCGCCACCGCAACAAGGAGATCCCGATGGCCAGCACCGTCACCATTCCGCCGACCCTCCAGACCAAGCTCGACAAGGCCGAACCCGGCAACCTCGCCGACGTCCTGCGCCAGGTGAAGCTGGGCACCATGCTGACGCCGAGGAAGAAGACCCTCACGGCGCTGGCCGCGGCCGCCGCGCACAACATCACCGACGCCGCCCACGGCTCCCTCGCCCCGATCCTCAAGATCACCGCGCTGCGCGTGACCGCCGGTGCGGCCACGGCTGGCGCGCGCATCATCACCGACAGCGCGGCTCTCGCCGCCGCGACGGTCGCCGCGCTCTCCGACGACGGCACCACGCTGACGTTCGAGGACACCGTCACCGCCTTCGTCCTCGAGTACATCCCGCGCTCGGCCGTCGACATGACCGCGCTCAACGAGTTCGCGCCGACCCCGTAGCGGCCTTCGACGCCGCGCCACCGCCTCACACGCACACGCCTCACGCACGAAGGAGCCGCACATGGCCAGCACCGTCACCGCCGTCAAGAGCCTGGGCACGCAGTTGGACCAGGCCGATCCCAACACGCTGGCGGACGTCCTGCGCCAGGTGAAACTCGGGACCATCCTGACCCCGCTCAAGAAGACGCTCACGCTGTCGGCGTTCGGCACCGTCTTCACGCTGTCGCCCCCCGCGCTCACGATCAACACCTTCCGCGTCAGCGACAACACCGGCGGCAACGCGGCGGTGGGCGCGCGCTTCATCGGCGACGCCGGCGCCACGCCGTCGGCCACGGTCGCGAAGGTGTCCGACGACGGCACGACCGTCACCGTCGAGGGCACGGGAGCCCTGGCGGCGGTCGTGGAGTACATCCCGCGCAGCGCGACGGACCTGACCGCCGCGGAGCCGGACACCGACGACTGAGCGTCGCCGGGGAGCAGTGCCCGGGCAGCAACACGCCCGGGTCGCAGCGCACGGTAGGCGCCCTGGTGACGGGGCGCCGAATAGCCAAGGTCGCCCACTCGGAAATGCTCGGCAGTGACTCTCGTCGTGCACGCGCACGGCGGCGGCAACTAGCCGGATAAGCACAGACCGGACGGGACGTGAGCAGGAGAGAGCGATGCGATTCGGATTCGGAGCAGGCAACGGCAGGTGGCGGCGGATGATGGCGGCGGAAGGCGCCGGAAGCAGCGGCGTGTCCGAGCCGCCGCTGGGCGCAGCCCCGCCCGCGGTCACCCCGCCCGCCGTCGACGCTGCCGCAGCAGCCGCAGCAGCAGCTGCAGCAGCAGCAGCCAAGGCCAAGACCGAGGCCGACGCCAAGGCTGCGGCCGACAATGCCGCCGCTCCCCAGCGGCCCACCAGCGAGAACGGCTCGCGCATCATGACCCGCGAGGCGCTGCGCCGGATGGGCGAGGACACGGCGCGCAAGGCCAACGAGAAGCTCGCGAAGGAGATGGGCTTCTCCACCGTCGACGAGATGAAGGCCGCGTTCCAGAAGAACGCCGAGCGCGCCGCCGCCGAGGCCGAGCAGGTGCGGGCCAAGCGTCCCGCCGCCGCGACCGCCGACCAGCGCCACCAGCAACTGCAGGCCGAGCGCGACGAGTTCGCCAAGAAGGCGGCGTCCGAGTCCCGAGCGGCACGGCGCGCCCAGGAAGAGGTCGAGCGCACCAAGGCCGAGATGCAGACGCGCGAGCAGTTCCTGCGCAACGGAGTCGTCGACCTCGACGTCGCCAAGTTCCTCTTCGAGAAGCATCTCGACGAGATCCAGGACGGCGAGATCGAGGAGTTCAACAAGGACTTCGCCGGCAAGATGGTCTCGCTCCTGACGGAGTGGAAGAAGACCAAGCCCTACCTCTTCAACCGCGTCGAGGTCCCGGCGACCACCGGCCCCGGCGCCGGAGCTCCGCCGCCGCCGCCGCCCGGCTCGTCGCTGGGTGCCGCCGCGGACAAGGGCAAGGTCGACTGCTCCAAGATGACGCCGGAGGAGTTCCAGCAGTACCTGGCGAAGCTCGGAATCGGCGACTCGGCATCGGCCGCGGACATGCGCGGTGCGAGGGCGGCCAGCAATCGGTAGACGGACACGGGCAGGGCGACCCCCGTCTCGTGTGGCAGTGAGACAAGCAGTGGACCCGCAGCACACAACCCGTAGGACACACGACACAGGAGACGAACATGGCTGACTGGAGCGTCATCTCTCAGAGCCCGCAGATCCGCGCCCTCGTTCAGGACAACGGCCTGCAGCGCGCGTTCCACGACGCGCTGTTCCCGGCGATGCTGTTCCGCCAGGAAGCTTCGCCGATCTTCTGGCCGGCGAACGTCGGCGACAACCAGGTGTTCACCGGCCGCGGCCTGCTGGCGCCCGACATGGCGCCGATGCAGCCGGGCCTCGATCCGATCCCCGACACCTGGACCAGCGAGCAGTGGACGGCCCAGGCGCAGAAGTGGGTGAAGACGATCGACACGTACATGCCGAACAGCGTGGTCGCGATCGCCAACCTCTTCTACTCGAACGTCCAGCAGCTGGGGCTCGCGGCCGCGCAGACGGCCAACCGCCTCACCCGCAACAAGCTCTTCTCGGCGGCGCTCTCCGGCGTCACCCAGAGCACCGCGGCGACCAACGGCGGCAACACCATCGCCGTGAAGAGCCTCAACGGCTTCACCCGCGCGCGCAACCCCACCGCCGCCCTCGGCTCGCCGGTGCAGTTCCAGACCGTGAGCGCGAACAACCCGCTGCCCGTGCGCATCATGCAGAGCAACGGCTCCGAGGTCACCCGCAACGTCACCGGCTACGCCTCGACCGCGTACACGCTGCGCGGCCAGCAGGTCACGAACGACGAGCAGGGCCCGGGCGTGCTGACGTTCGACGGCGCCCCGATCACCACCCTGATCCGCGGCTACGTCATCGCCGTGGACGCTTCCTACCTGTGGCGCGTGGGCGGCGGGCTCGTCAACGACGGCATCACCACGGCGAACCGGCTGACGCTGGCCGACATCCGCGCCGCGGTGGCCCGGCTGCGGAACATGAACGTCCCGACGCACCCGGACGGCTACTACCACTGCCACCTGGATCCGACCTCCGAGTCGGAGATCTTCGCCGACGCCGAGTTCCAGAGACTGAACACGGCGAGCCTGGGCGAGCACTTCATGTACCGCCAGTTCGCCCTCGGCGTGGTCCTCGGCTGCATCTTCTTCCGCAACAACGAGAGCCCCCAGCCGACCAGCGTGCTGAACGGCCTGATCGCCTCCCCGGTGTACAACCCGAACGACCCGTTCGTCGGCGACCTGTACGCCACGGGCATCAACACCGGCGCGCAGCTGCACTACGCGATCTTCACCGGCGGCGACGCGTGCAAGGAGTACTACCTCGACATGAGCGGCATGATCACCGAGGCCGGCCTGCTCGGGAAGATCGGCGAGTACACCGGGCACTTGACCAACAACGGCATCGACATCATGGCCGACCGCATCGACCTGATCCTCCGCCCGCCGCTCGACCGCCTCGGCGAGAAGGTCGCCAGCACGTACCGCATGGCCGGCGACTTCGTCTGCAGGACCGACTGCGCCACCGGCGACGCGGCTCGCTTCAAGAGAACCTGCGCAATCGTGCATGGGTAGAACTCGGCCACATCAGCATCCGGTGTCCCCGGTGTCGTAACCAGGGACCCCGGCTCGGCACGACGCGCCGGCGGCTGGTCACCTCGGCGCGTCGGTTGGGCAGCAGCCCGGGACTCGAGCCCGAGCACCGCACGGTCCGGTAGGCCGGGTTGAGTGGGTCAGTAGGGTTCGAGCAGCAAGGGTTCGAGTCCGCCGTTTTCTGGCGCAGCAGCAGCAGGCGCAGTAGCAGGGCGCCAACGCAGCACCACGCCGGCAGGGAGCAGACTATGGCCAACGACAAGAGCAAGCCGCGCTTCGAAGCGATGCCGGAGAAGGCGCCCGCGGCCCCCGCCGCCGCGCCCGAGGCCAGCGCGCCCGCGCAGGTGGACTTGCCGATCCAGCAGTCGGCGGCCCCGCTGCCGCTGCAGACCAAGGCGCCCGTGGCCGAGCCGGCGCCCGCGCCGACCTGCGACCGCTTCAAGGTCGTCGAGTCGTCGGTCTTCGCGATCGGCGGCCAGATCACCACCATCCAGGCCGGCGCCGTCGTCTCCGACGCCACCCACGGCCCAGGCGCCGTGAGCCGAATGCGCGAGCAGAAGATCAAGCTGGAGAAGGTCTAGCCCAGGGGCCGCGCGCGCAGGCTCGCGGCAACACGGAGGTGAGCCCCGGGCTCGCACCGTAGATAGCGGAGCCGGATGCCATGCCGCTGAGCCCAGCAGATCGTGGACGCTGCCGACGGCACCTCGGCTATCCGGCCGTCTCGCCTGCGCCGTCGATCCAGATGGGCATCCCCAGGATGCAGGAGACGGCGTGGCTCGTCGAGATGGCGTTCGACGTGTTGATGGAGGACCAGGTTCTGTGGGTGATCGGGGTCCTCAACACGATGGACAAGATCGAGGCGCAGCAGGTCGACGCGCTCAGCCGTCTGCGGGCTGAGAAGCTCGACACGCTCACGCTGCGCGGTGACGAAGAGGAAGCGCTCGAGCGCCAGTATTGCAACTGGGGCTGGAAGCTCGCCGGCGTGCTGGGTTGCATGCCCTATCCTTTCGCCGCCGTGTACCAGCGCAACGGCGCCGGCGGCAAGGGCCGCGCGGGCTCGATCCCGGTGAGGGGCTGAGCCATGGCCGACGACCGCGCGAGCCGCTTCCCCCTCATCCCGCCGGGCGGCTACCCCGACACGCTGGCCGGATCGTTCATCGGGCTCGCCGATGACCTTCGCCAGATCTCTGTCGAATTCGGGATGAAGCCCTACACGGTGCGCCGCATCCGCATCCAGTGGTCGGGCGGAGCTCGTGGCCGCGGCCTGCCGACCGTGATCTTCAGCGAGCCGATCCTGCCGACGCCCAAGGTCACCGACATCAGCGGGCTCTCGGAACTCCTGCACTCGGTCGGACTCGACGAGCACGGCAGCCTGCGGCTCTCCGAGATCAGCGGGACGTACACCGAGGACGACCTGCGCGGCCTCGACGCCCAGGGCAAGGGCCCCGCGGTCGACGTGGAATTCTTCTACGAGATCGAGTACGCGCGGCCCGATGGGCTCGCCGGCGAGAAGCGCCGGTTCTACCCGAGCGGCGCCGCCGCCTACAACGCCGGCAAGTTGCAGTGGACGCTGACGCTGGAGAAGTCGAACGAGGATCGGACCCGCGACGGGAGCATTCGATGACCCGCCAGCGCCAGCCACGGAGCGCCAGCCACCACGCATGGAGCCTCCGGTGACCCAGGTCTTCACCGCCAGCGAGTGGGCGCGGTGGATGGGCAGCCTTGGCCGCCGCGCCGATGCTGCGGGCCAACACGGGCTCGTGGTGGCGTCGATGCGTGTGCGGCCGGTGCTCGACAAGGCCACCAGCCACGCTATCCCGGCAAGCGACAACGGGACCGATGGCGCGGTCAACGTCGGCACCTACCGCCGCTCCTGGCAGACCGAGGTCACGCCGGGCCGGCTGGCCGTCTTCAATCGGTCGTCCTACGCGGGGATCATCGAGTACGGCAGGCGCCCCGGCTCGCGAATGCCTCCTCGCGAGGCGGTTGCTCGCTGGGCGCAGCGCAAGCTCGGGCTCTCCGAGGCCGACGCTCGAGCAGCCGCGTTCGTCATGGCGCGTGCGATCGCCAAGCGCGGCCTGCGCGCCAGGCGGGTCCTGGGCGGCGCTGAGGCGGAGATGGGCGTGATCGTCCGCGACGAGATCACCAAGGCGCTGTCCGCCGCGCTGGAGGCCAAGCGATGACGCGCCTGGTGCTCACCAGCGACGATCCAGAAGTCCTGACCTCGCACGGCGAGACGGACGCCACGACGGCTCTCTGCCGCGGCTTGGCCGACTACGTGCGCAGCCTGTCCGGCGTCGGCTACGGCGGCCGGTCGTTGCAGTGGGACCACGTCGTGGAGACCTGGGCGCATCCCGAGGACATGGGGACGCTTCCAGCAGCTGCCGCCTACAACGCGGGCGCGACGGGCAAGTACGACGCGTCCCAGATGTCGCCCGCGGTGCTCAAGGTCTTGGACGACGGGACTTCGCTCTTCGTCAGCAGCGAGTTCGTGCTCGACCCGCTGACACTCGAGGTCTGGACGACCGACGACTCCCGGATCGACTGGGTCAAGATGCTCGAGGACGCCTTCAACCCCGTCGACTGGCGGTACGGATTCCGGCTCGCGCTGCCGCACTATTTCGGCGCGTTCGCGGGCTACGGGCTCACGGGCGTGACATACAGGGACAGCGAAGACGAGGCGATGCGCCGACACCGGATCGCTGTCTTCACGTTCCACGCGGCGGTCCCGGTCATCCGCGCCGCCCGCCTGCCGATGGCTCAGACTCGAATCCTGGTCAGCGTCGATGGTGGCGCGGCCGTGCAGTTGCCAAAGACGTAAAAGGCGGCGGGCCCGTGGTACATTGCCAGTCTCTTGAACGAGGTGCATGCGTGAACAAGTTCCCATGGCGGAGATGGTCGAGCGCCGAAGACGCGCTGATCAGATCCCTGTGGCCGCGGGCGCCGATGGAGAAGATTCGCGCAGCGCTGGTGGGGCGGTCGATGAATTCGCTTCAACACCGCGCATGTCGCCTTGGTGTTGAGCGAGAAATCCACGCATTCTCGCCTGCCGCAGTCGTCAAACTCGTGACCCGACTGCGAACCTATCCACCGCGTCTCGGAACCGGAAACCCGATCACGATCATCAACGGCGTTGGGGGGAAGGTCTGCGTCAAATGCAAGAATTGGAAGCCGATGCCCGCCTTTGCGGTACATGATGATTGTTCCGGCGGCAAGAGGAATCTGTGCGAGAAGTGCTCTGGCGAATATCATAATAATCGTTACGCGACGAACGAAGAGTTCAGAAAAGCATGCATCGCGTCGGTGCGAAGATGGCAGAAGGCGCACCCAGAGCATACCAACGAGATCAAGCGCGCGGCGGGACGGCAGAGACTCGCAAGAATGTCCGGCGGCAAAGTTACGGTTCAGGAAATACGAAACATGTTTCTGGAATTCGCGGGTCGGTGTGCCTATTGCTGCGCGACAGCGGACACTATTGATCATGTGCTTGCATTGAGTCGAGGCGGAAAGCACAGCATCGATAATCTGGTTCCAGCATGCAGCCGCTGCAACAGCAGCAAACACGACAAGAGCATCCTGGAATTCTTGATTTACCGAATGAAGCAGCGAAAGGCTGCATAACCTGGAGGTTCGGAATGGGCTTCACTCGAAGGTTCAATGCCATGGTCGGGCTCGAAGTCCTCCAGGCAATAGAAGGCGTGGTGATCATCGACGGCAACCCGCCCGGCCAGATCAACGGCGTCGGCAACGGGACCGTCGCCATCATCGGCGAGTTCGCCGACCTGACGCTGGCGACGACCGTCGCCGCGGACGGCACCGTGACGGGCAGCGCGCAACCGACCGAATGCTTCGGGGATCAGGACTTCCTCGACAAGTTCGGCGGATTCGACGCGACGATCGGCGACTTCACCAAGGCCGGCGGAAACGGGTTCATCGCGCACAAGCACCTCTGGAGCCGGCTGGTGTGCGTGGCAGCGAACCTCGCATCCAGCAAGGGGGTGCGGCTGTTCCGCGACCTCCCGACATGCAAGGGCGCCACCGATCCGAGCCCGATTCTTCCGATGAGCGCGGCGGTCGTGCCGGCCGGCACCGAGTTCAAGACGGTCGGCGGCAACCGCATCCGCGTCGGCAAGAAGGTGGTCTTCACCGGCGACGCCGACTCCCTGCGGGCCCACGACGGCGTCAAGACCGTCGGCGTCTCGGCGGCGACGCAGGCGTTCAGCAGCGCCAGCCTCGACTTCGTGGCGGCCGGCGTCCAGAAGGGCGACATCCTGGTGCTGGGCGTCATCAACGACGTGACCTACGGCGTCGAGGCCGACACCTACCGCATCGCCGCAGTCGGCGGCGCGCACGCGCTGACGGTCGAGAACATGGACGGCACGAGCTTCGCCTGGACCGCGGGCACGGCGTTCCCGTTCCGCATCCACCCGGGCAAGAGCGCCGACAGCTACGGCGGCGGCATGGCGGCGGCGGACGCGGGGGGCTACCTGCTGCCCGCGCGCCCACTCGACGCCACCGTCACCATGGGCACCGTCTGCGCGCCCACCGTGGCGGCCAGCGCCCCGTCGGCGACCAACTGGGACCCGCTGGCGAACCTGCATCTGCGCGCTCACGTCTCGTCCGACGTGGTCTACACCGCGGGCATCCAGGCGCCGAACACCCAGAGCGCGGCCGACGTCGATCCGCTCTACAGCGCGATGCTGACCGCGCTGCTGGCGAACAGCGCTCCGTCGCGCGAGGTCAACATCGTCTTCAGCGCGCGGCACGACGCGACGATCAACGGGCTGCTGAAGGGCCACGTCCTGGCGGCGAGCGCGGTGGGCATCGGCCGGATCTGCGTGCTCTCCCCGTCGCTGGACAACGTGTCGCTGTCGACCATCCTCGGGACGAGCGACCCGGGCGTCGGCGCCAACCGATCGGACAGCGTCATCTACACCTGGCCCGGCCTGCAGATGTACGTGCCCGAGGCGGCCGGCTCGAGCGTCAAGGGCGCGGACGGCGCGCTCTACACCGACGGCAACACCGACGTCCACACGGACGCCTTCCTCAGCAGCGTGCTCTCGCTGCTGGCCCCCGAGCGCAACCCGGGCCAGTTCACCGACCCGATCCCGCGCGTCATGGCGGCGGCGACCGGCTTCCAGCGCGGCGCGCCGGCAACCCTGGACATCACCGCCTACCAGGCGATGAAGGCGGCGGGCATCTGCGCGCCGGTCTTCGACAGCGACTACGGGATGGTGTTCGAGAGCGGCGTCAACACCAGCCTGACCCCCGGGATCAACACCATCGCACGCCGGCGCATGGCGAACTTCATCCAGGACAGCCTGGCCGTCGGGCTCAAGGGCTTCGGCAAGCAGCCGCTGACCGACAACCTCCGGGACGCCGAACTCCTCGAGTGCACCGACTTCTGCGACACGCTGCTGCAGCCGAACAACCCGCCGGCGAGCCGCATCTCGGGCTACTCGGTCGACGACAAGTCCGGCAACAGCAAGACGTTCACCGCCGCCGGCGTGAACGTGATCATCGTGAACGTCCAGACGACGCCGACGCAGGACACGATTGTCATCTCGACGAACATCGGGCCCACGGTGGTCATCCAGCAGTTGGCGTAGCGGCGGCGTAGCGGCGGCGGGCATGGCGTAGCGCGCCGCTTGACCTGGGCACAGCCGCACTCCTACAATCTGGAGTGCGGCTACACCCCCGGCACGACTGCGGGGAGATAGGGTCGCGCTTCCCACCGGAGGCGCGGCCTTTTCGCGTTCTAGGAGGCACACCGTGCGTATTCGTGGCGAGGAAACCAGCATCGCGATCACGGCGGACGGCGTTCTGCAGGCGCAGATCACCGACGTCAAGGACTTCGAATTCACCTGCGTCCTCGAGAAGAAGAAGGAGGACTTCCTGGGGCAGACCACGTCGCAGTACGACGAGATCTTCAACGGGATCGACGGAAAGATGCTGGTGCAGTTCGGCAGCCGGCAGATCTTCGACCTGGCGCAGACGATCATGGACCGCGCGCGCCGGCGGATCCCGGGCGCCAAGATCAACATCAAGTCCACGTTGAACCTTCCGGACGGGACGCGGGTGCGCGCGCTGATCCCGGACTGCTTCTTCGGCTCGATCCCGATCAACAACCCGGGCCGCGCGGAGTACTTGACCGCGTCGCTGGAGTTCAGCGCGTCCGAGGGGAAGTTCGTCTAGGCGCTGTCACGGGACGTCGCACGGCGCGGGCAGCGTCGCGCCAGGCAGCGTCGCAGCACCGCAGGTCCACCAGCACGGCGCCCACGGGCGCCATCGTAGGAGGGAACCATGTCGCAAGAGAACACCGCCGCTCCATTGCCAGGCTTCAGCCGAGTCGAGTCCCCGGTCCCGATGCGCGCGACGCGCGTCGTCTTCACCTTCAAGGTTCCGGCGAAGTTGCAGGCCGAGGTCGGCGACGGCGTGCAGTCGATCGGCCTCGTCAAGCTGTCGGCCGACGAAGAGATCCAGGCCAGTCGGATGGGCAAGGCCAACGAAACCACGATGCTCGAACTCCTGAAGATGTCGCTGCGCGCCGTGAACGGGACGGCGGTCAACACCGCGGACGCCACGAGCGACGCGAGCCTCAACCGCATGGACCCGAAGATCCGCAACCTCTGCGTGGCGGCGTTCTCGAGCATCCACAACCCGAAGGAGGGCGAGACCAAGGATTTTCTCGACAGCGTCAGCATGTCGACGTCGTAGTCGACATCCCGCAGTGGGCGAGGCGGGCGAGCATCACCGATCCGCCGAATGGCCTCGCGCTGTACGCCCAAGAGGTGGGGCGCGTCGATGATCGGGAGCGACTCATCTGGGATCGGGTGGCGTTCATTGGGCGGTACGGGCACCAGTCGGCGGAGTGGCAACTGACGCGGTCGCTGGACGAGCTCCAGATGTTCGCCGAGTCGCTCAATCGGCTGCTGAGCGAGGAGCACAGGATGCCAGGGGAGAGCAGCGAAGACTGAGGCAGCGGGCGCGGCGGGCGCGGTGGCATGTGGTGGCGGGCTGAGACGGACCGAGGACCGGCATGAGCGACGAACATAACCAAGAAGTCCGCACCGAATTCACGATCCGAGGCGACGGCGCCCGGAGCGCAATGTCGGGGCTCGCGAAGGGCGCCGAGGACCTGTCGCGCCGCTTCAACAGCCTCTCCTCGACGGTGGCCGGCTTCGGCGGATTGGCAGCCGCCGGCATCGGCGCGTTCTCGTTCGCCGAGGTGCTCTCGAACACCCAGAAGTACATCGGCAGCGTCAAGCGCGTGCACGAACTCACCGGCATGAGCGCGGAGAGCACGGACGGCATGCTCGACGCGATGAAGAAGTACGGCATCGAGGCCCAGAGCGCCGAGGGGATCTTGATGCGGCTGTCGCGGCAGGGCGCCCGGATGGAGATGGGCATGGTGGGCGCTTCCCGAGGCGCTGGCTTCATGAGCCGCGAGATGCGGGCGCTCGGCGTCGACATCATGCACGGGCCCCAGCGCGCCCTGGAGACGATGGCGGTCGGCGTGAAGAGCGGGCGCGTCGACGCGGCGAAGCTCGGCATGGCGTTCCACGTCCCCCAGGGCGAAGCGCTGAAGCTGATGCACCTTCTCGAGAAGGGTCCGGAGGGCGTCAAGGAGGCGATCGGAGAACTCGCGAAGGGCGGCACCGCGCTCACCCAGGCCAACCTCGACGTCTACGCCAAGATCGACGGAGCCAAGCACAGGATCAGCGCCGGCTTCGAACGCATGGGGATCATCGTCGCGAAGGAAGTCTTGCCGGTGATCGCGTCGCTGTTGGAGAGCGTCGAGAAGTCGATGCCCGAGTGGATCAAGGGTGCCAAGGAATTCGGCCACTGGCTGAACGAGCACCTCCAGTCGGGGTTGGAGACGGTCGTCAAGATCGGGAAGGTGCTGATCGCGAACGCGGCGCTGCAGAAGCTCACGGGGGCATTCGGCGTTGCTGGAGGTCGTGGGGTTGGAGCCATGGACCTGCCCGGGATCGCCAAGCGGACGTTCTTCGCGCCCACCGGAGGCGCTGCCGAGGGGGGCATTCACGCCGTGCTGGGCAGCAGCATCGGAATGGCGACGGCCGGCCTCCTGAAGATGGCGGGCGCTGGGGGCGTGCTCGCTGTCATCGGGACTTCGGTCTACCGCATCCTGACCAACGCGGACGGCATCGCCGACCACCTCTCGGACATGTTCTCGGCGCTGTCCTATCGCATCAGCATCGCGACCGGAGGACTGACCGATTTCTCAAAGAAGGACGAAGAGAGCGGATTCGCGTGGTTCATCCACAACCTTCCCGATCTCGTGAGCACCGGACTCGCTCAGGTGGCGACCTATTTCACGTCCTTCTTCGATGCGCTGGGCGACACGCTCCGCTACTCGCTCTCGATGAAGGGAGCCAAGGAGCAGGCCCTCCATCCGTTCACCGCCATGCCTGAGCATTTCATGGAGGTCTTCAACCGGCGAATCGCCCAGGCCGAGCAATCGGCCAATGCTTCGTTCGACGCAAGACTCAAGGCGAAGAGCGAAGAGGGAGCCAAGAAATTCGCCAAGCCGGAGACCCCGGGGGAGCGCGGCGGGACGCACTACGACTTCCGGGGATCGTCCTTCAGGATCGAGCAGAACTTCGCGGATGGCATGGAGCCGGATCGAGTCGCGGTGGCGTTCACCGAGGGCCTTGCAAAACTCGGCGA